CCAGGCTCGGTAGTCCACATTATCCCGCCGTTCTGCGGTAGCTCTGGCTTCTGGCAGCCAGAAGTAAGGTAATACCGTATAATTAGGCGGGTCATTGTCATCCGGGAACACTAACACAAAAGCGGCCAGGTCGGTGGTGGCTGACAGATCCAGCCCGCCATAACACTCTCTGCCCTTTAGTTCTTCCGGCACCACCAGTTGGCCGCAAGCTGCCCAGCGATCAGCCGGGATCCAGGCTGTTTCACTCTGGGTCCACTGGTTCAAGTAAAGCCGCCGGAAGGAATTCTCTAAGGCTGGGGATTGTTTGGCCCGGTCAGCCAGGGCTTTTATATCCTCTAATGACCGGAATTCTCCCAGGGCTGGATTCGCCTTTTTCCAGGTTTCAGGACTTAACCAGTCATCGTCTGGATCTGCTTCATAGAGCCAGGGGAGGAAAGAATCATCTTTAACCTTACCCTCCTGCACCTTCTTGGCATGTTCGTAAACCTCATAAAAAAGGCTGGCCCGATCATAACCAGCTGTAGATATACAAAGCAGCAGCGGCTCCTCCCGGGTTCCAAAACCGGTCTGCAGTGCTTCCCATAGCTCCCGCCCGCGTTTACCTTCCCAAATGTGCAGCTCATCTGCGATTATCGCAGTGGGATTTAATCCGTGTGCCAGGGCGCCATCAGCTGACAAGGCCTTTAATACACTGCCACTGGGCGGATCCATAATCAGCTTCTTGTATTCGATAATTCTTAAGCGCTTGTTTAATGTCGGGCTACTTCTTACGAAGTCCCGGCACTGGTTAAAGCATATACTGGCCTGCTCCCGGCTCCCTGCGGCCAGGTAAACTTCTGCGCCAGGCTTACCATCAGCCAGCAGATGATACAGAGCCAGAGCTGCTGCCAGGCTGGTTTTACCGTTTTTGCGGGGCAGATACAATAAAGCCTGCCGGTACTGTCTAGTTCCGTCAGGCTTAAGTGTCCCGTATAAAGTCCTTATAAAATCCTCTTGCCAGGGCATCAACTGGAAGGGTAATCCCGCCCAGGGTGCTTTACTATGTTTAAGCAGCGATATGAATTTTAGCACCCGTTCCGCGCGGTCCATATCGTCCATACCTCCTCCAGTGCTTTTTTGTGAAGATCAAAAGTGCGTTTCCAAGTTAGTCCCAGCTTCTCTGCTATTTGCTCAAATGTGTAACCATTAATATAGCGGTAAAGTAGAAGCAATCTCAGCCGGCCATCGTTAACTTGATCGAATAATCTATGTAACTCATGGTATAGATCTATTAAACGGCTTATATCGTCTAACAGACTTTCCTCTAAATCAATCTTAGCTGCTAGCGCGTTCCCAGCCTTATATATGCTGCCGCCTTTAGCTTTCGGTTCGTACCTGGCTGTGATCCGGCTGGCAGCTTCCTGTAATTCCTCAATAGCCTCCAGTTTTCTGTCAATCGTTCTGTCTAATACCGTGTACTGTTTTAAGTAGTCGACCAAATCTTCTCGACACACATCAGTACCAACTCCCGGTTACGTTCCTCTACGTTGATGACTGATTCTATTTCAAAGATCCGGCTGCCGAATATGATCCGGTGTGCCGGTGTTATCTCAATACCTGGTGGCCGCATAGTCACTTTATGACTGATCTGGGCCTGGATGGTTGCAGCGGCAAAGTATTCTTCACCCTTCAATGGTTCAATGGCTGCCCATGCTTCCCCAACCTTAGTCCATTCGTATATTTGATTACCAATAGCATCCTGAGTTTCAATCAGTTCTTGTATTTCCACCTTGTGCCTTAAGGTGCTGGTTCTCATACGCTCACCTTCCTATGGGGCCAGTACAATAGCCTTACTGCCCTTAGGTTCTTTTCTATGAATTCTCCTTCCCGGGATTCGTAAAGTATGGCAGTATGAAGCAGTAACCCCGCCAGGACTGTTCCGGGCAAGGTCTCAAAGTCTGTCAGCTTACAGCCCAGGAAGGATTCGGCGAAGTCCTGAGCTGCAGTCATATAGCTACCGATCAGGTTATCCTCAAGATCATGATCTATTCTTAGATGGGCTTTAACAATGTTGAGATCAAATGCCATTTAGTAACTCCTCCATTTCATCCCGGGCCGGTGGTTCGGGCAGCTCCATCCGCATCCGTGGACCAGGTGCCAGGCCGAACAGGGTTATAAGGGCCCGCAGCTCCTTCATGGAATCTTTCATGATGTAATACTCAGGCCGCTGCTTAGGCTCCCCATTGCTCTGTATATAGGTATCACCCTCTTGGGCCAGTATCCTTTGGCAGCGTTCAAAGCGCGCCCAGGTCTCGCAGTACATAGCCAGGGTGTTTGTGTCCAGTTCTGTAAGCAGTCCTGCGCGGTAAAGCGGTCCTGCTACTCGCTTCCACTCCCGTTTGGCTTCCTTTGTCAGCCATGTGGGACATTTTGGCAAGACCGGCTTTGCTTTGGGTGAATTTGCCGGTGGCTGGAAGGTGCCATCAACTACTTGTAACTTAGGTAAAGGTCCACGCGCTCCCATGATCTCACCTCCCGGAATTTCAAAACTATGAGGCGCAAAATGTTGAGTCCCCCGCCCGGTCCCCGGGCCGGATCTCGTACAATTTCAATACCCCTACCTTCTGCCATGGATCTCCTCATGGCAGTTCCTGCATAGCGGCTGGCAGTTATCCGGCACAAGCCGCAAATCAGGCCGCTCATCCACGGGGGCAATGTGGTGAACTACTTCCGCCTTTACCACATCCCCTTTTAGCTCCAGACAACGATGGCATATTTGATTACCCGCCTGGTTTAGAAACCAGTTTCTGAATCTCTCCCACTTGCTATCATATCCGCGTTCTCTTGCGGATCCGCGGCGGCTGTCTGTCTGCTTGTCCCACTGTCGCCTGATCTGTTTCCTGTGCTGTTCGCAATATCCTGACTTATCTTTTGTTATCTCAGGGCAGCCAGGCCAGCGGCATGCGGTTCCTGGTAGCGTAGCCATTATCTTACCACCAGGCCAATAGCGCGCTTGCCCCTTCCGCGTCTATCATCTGTTAAAAGGAATTCCACTACATGGCCCTCTCGATAGTCATCAAAATTTGCAGGGCATACACAACCGCCTGCATGGAAGAATACGGTCTCCTCGCTATCATCCAAGCGAATAAAACCAAATCCTCTTTTATTAGCTATGTATGTAATAGTTCCTCTGTAGGTTTCCATCAGCTTACCTCCAGAAAATAAATTAGCTGCCCGCCATAAAGACAGACAGCTAGCTAATTTAAATATACGTCAAGTGCTTTTGCTTGTCAAACGTCTGAATACATTGAACTAAATCGTGCCGGTGGTTTTGCTGGTTGCTTCCGTTTACGCCGATTGCTGTTGTTGTGCGCATCTGGTCTCTTACGCTTCATATCTGACTGGTAGCAGTTGCCCCAGCCGTTGTATGGATCGGACTGTGCTTTACCCTTGGGCAGCTTGGTTATGGTACCGCATGAACAAGTATAAGTATCAGTCTCGGCATTAAAGGTCATTAACTCATCGCAATAGGCACATCTAACCTTTAAGGCCATCTAATTACCTCCTGTTTAATCTTGCTGCTCAGCAGGTCCTAAAACTTTTGCCACTGCCTCTTGTATTTCTTCCTCCAGCTGAGTAAGAATGAAAGCAGTAAACTCCTGATGTAAACTTTGTTCCTGGATGAAGCGCAATGCGAAAGTACCTAGACCTTCTTTTGTTTTTATTCTTTCAATTGCATCAGTAAATGACATCGTATATCACCTCCTTTGCATAGCCAATGCTATTTCCGTTTTCTATATATAAAAAACGTATTCCACCATGTTCTGTTAGTCCTACTGCGAGTAAAGGGACTAATCGTCTATTACCACAGTCATCAAATATTACGCCTTTTAAGCCAGCTGGTGCCGGCATAATTTGAATTATTTTATTTCCCACAGTTCCACCTCCTTTGTTTTATAGCCAGCTTGTAGCCACCTTTTAGCCAGGATGAGCGTCCCGCAAACCCGCGCCAAGCCAGCTTTAGCCAGGATAGCCACC